CCGTCCCTGGAGGTGTATGTAGACGGTGGCTTCCGAGCCCTCGATACGAGCTCGGTGAGCACCGACATTATCATGTTAACGTGCTTGTAGAGCCGTCGGTCGGCCTTGAAGACGGACTCGCCGTAGTCCTCTATCGTGTCGTCGATGGTCTCGGTCTGCACCATCAGGGTCGTGGGCACCGGGATAATGGTGGCCGGAACGAAGGGATAGCCCAGGTCTTCGCTGAGTTGCTGCCCTGCGTGGGGGACGGAGTCAACGAGGACAAGGTCTGCGGTGCAGACGGAGTTAGTTTCCCCGTCGTAGTAGTCGTAGACATCTATCCCGCGGCGTTCGGTATCGCCGGCCTGTGGAATATCGACGCCGTACTCGCTCATGATCTGCGATCGGGACTTACGCATCCGGTAGCAGATCCACTCAAGCCCGTCGGCGCCCATGCTCCAGTAGGTATTGCGAGGGTCCCACGGCATGATATCGACGTAGCTCGAACCGTCCTCACGCTTCACGATCAGGTGCCTGACGGCCACCCAGCCCCGAAGAGCTGCCTGGAAGGCGAAGGATTCCTTTATGGGGAGCAGGGCTCGACGCATGAGCCGCTCGTCGGCGGCACGGAGCATTCCTATGACGAACTGTTCCTTGTTGGTGTCTGCCTCCCGCGTGTCGGAGTCTCGGCCGTTGGTAGGGATGCGGGCGGTGAGGTTAGCGTCGTTGAGCCAGGACATGACCTTGTCTGCGTAGGTCATGGGCTCGTTGGAGGTAAAGTGGCGGTAGCCTTGCTCGTCGTCCTCTTCGCCGGTGTACTCGTCTAAGCGATAGAGGGAATAGTCTCCGTCCATCCGATCGCGCAGGGGCGACGTCTCGGTAGCGTGTCGCTCTACTGCTGCTACTATCTCTGCCGGCTCACATTTAGGCATTGCGCCCTCTCGGTCCGGGCACTTGGGCCTCTCAGGCTACCAGCGTTGGACCTTCACCTTGGATGCGAGGTCCTTCTTCATCACGTAGCCAAACGCCTCCACGAGGCCGTAGGTCACGGCCTTTATAGCATGATTATAGCGGTCATCGGGCGTTTCGCCAACCACGTTGCCGTCCCGGTCGGTCTTCCAGCGGTAGGCACGTATCTGTCCCTCGAACTGCGGGAAGGGCGACGTACCGGCGCCGAACTCGGAAAGAATCCCTTTGCAACGGGGATTAAAGACGATACGAGGGACGTTGGTAGGATCGTGCTTCAAGAAGGTTTTCATGCGCTCGATACCGGGCAGGATGTGTACCCTGTCGCCCCAGACGGTCAGGCCGGTGAGGTCGTACCATATCTCCGATACGGAGTTGTGGGCATGGTGCCGGTCTTTGTAGTGCGGGTCAGAGACTACGTGTTTCTCCTCCCGCCACCAGGGCCGGCTCATGGCAATCGATATCAAATCGGAGAGTATCATCCCGTTCTCGTATATCTCGTCGAATACCCTGACCTGCCCGTCTATGATATGTGCGATCTCCATAGCGTGGGCGCTGTCGGAGCCGTAGCCCGGGTCCTCCCAGATATAGACCTTGTTCCCAGGCTCGTACTCGACGTTACGGATATGGACGTCGGGCCTGAAGTCCGAGGCGAAGACCAGTCCGTGGGGCGGCACGGGCTCGCCCATGATGCGCTCCAAAAAATAGTCGTCCGAGGACTCCTGCTTCATCCTGAGTATCTCGGGATCGTCGTATCCGCCAGGATATACTGCGGTATTCGTAGGGGTAGGCAGCTTGAATGACTGTTGCTCTCCGTAGCCGCCTTGCCACGCGGTAATGAGGGCCGGGTACCAGCCGAGTGAGCCTTCGAGTGTCCCGGACATAAAGAGCCAGCCTCTGCGGGGGCCTAGGCGTGAGGACAGTCTGTGAAAGGTTTCCAGGTCTAGCTGAGACGCTTCACAGGCGACGATACCGTGGGGAGCTCTCATGGCGAGGGTCCTGGGGTCTTTTGCGGACTTGGTCTCTATCCGGGTGCCGTCCTTGAGGGTGATGCGGCCCGGATCGACTCTTTTGGAGACTTCTGCAAGGAATCCCAGGGCGGCAAAGTGCTCTGCGATGTAGTCGAACTCTGCCCGTGTCCTGTCGTAGTCTGCTGCGACGAGCCAGTAGAGGAGGTTGTCCTCATCGTCCTCAAAGGCTTTACGCACCAAAAACTTGGAAGCGGTGAGGGACTTTCCCGCCTGCTCTCCTCCTGAGACGAGCAGGAAGCGTTTCTCGGACTGAAGGATCTCCCACTGGTGCTCATTGGGTGCCGGCGGGCATAGTGAGAGCAGCTCCATGAGGGACAGGTCGTTCAGGTCGGGGATAGTTTCTAAGAGTGTCATACGGGCATGGGGCCTCTGTGGGGAACCCTACACGAGGCGGCGCTCAAAGTCCACGAGGCGCAGGGGTTGACAGAATCACAAAAGCAGTCCAAGATACAGAAATGATCACCGTCTGGTTCTGCTATAATCCAAGAGACCCCGGTCAGGCTGCGGGCGGTGATCATACCCTCTCGATGCACTTCTGGCCGGGGTCTTTTTTTGCAATGATATCCAAAAGACCACAGGACCTTTTTGCAGCAAGTCCGACCAAAAACTGCTCGGACGGGACGTGGTCAACGGCGTAGGGGGGAACCCGGAGTCCTAGCGCACGACGCCACCCGCAAATAACGAGTGCGTAATCCGTCCTCTGCACAGCAGAGTTCCAGCCCAGGCGGAGGCTCAGACCGGGCGTGAACCGACCTTTCTTACCTTCAAATCAATGGGGGGTAAGGGGGGCTCCCTATGAACCGTTCCCTTTGGGAGGAATTTATGATCCAAGAGTCCGGGTGGATTGGTATATTGAGCGCCCACCCTAAGTTCGAGGCAAACGAAGACTTCGTATCCATAGTGGAGCAAAGATTCAGCGACGTGGACCTAGATACAGAGGCTGTAAAATGCTTGGAGTGGCTCACTTCTACGGCTAAGGGCCGGCGCCGCACCAAGATACGATCGACCTTCTTGAACTGGTTAAAGAACACACGACGCTTCGCCAGCCGTCCCACCAAGCGCTACAACCGCTACACAGACCCCTCGGTACCGGCCCATAGCCAGGGCAGACGCTACTAATGATCGATCTAATAGACCCATCTACCCTGAAGCTCTTCAAGACAGAGGCCGAGTGGGAGTCCCACATAAAGAAGCTGGCCGAGGGCCTTGGCTGGCTCTACTATCACACCTGGAGGTCAGATCACTCTACAAGAGGCTTCCCCGACTGCGCGATGGTGCGTTCTCCCAGGATTATATTCGCAGAGCTCAAGACCGACTCCAAACGCTCCAAACCCAGCCCATCCCAGCTCCAATGGCTCTCCCAACTCTCTGACTGCCCGGTCGAGTCCTACCTCTGGCGCCCCTCAGACATCGAAGAGGTCATAAAAACCCTCAAATGACCTCCTGCCCCAGATGCCAGGGATCTATGACCAAATCCCGAGACCACCACGGGACCTACTCCGCCTGCGTCCAGTGCGGCCACTACTCCTACCCCAAACTACCCTCCTCCACCTCTTTCCCTACCCCATCCCCCTACTCAAACCCCTCTATCCCCGTTCCCTACACAGGAACCGACCCGGACCTCAAAACCTCTAAAGTAAGAGCCCTTGTAATCTCTGCCTCCACCGGTATCATCTACCGCTACCGATGCCCCACCTGCGACATGCTTACCATCCAGTCCAAAAGCTATTTAGGCCTGAACTCCAAACTCTATTCATGCGAAAATAACCACTCTATAGCCGTATCTCGTAACCCATCAAATACCCCCATAGGATGGAAACTACCAAATGACTAAAATCTGCCCCTGTCCCAACCATCCCCTTACCTTCATACGGAACTCCTCTACCGGCCGACCTATCTACCATTGCTCCAAGTGCCAACACCCCTACTTTGAAAATACCCACCTCGATAACCTCAAAATCTACAAGGGCAAATGGACTAAAAAGTTCCCCGCAGATTGAAGGCGCCCACCATAGGAGATCGGATTGGACAACTCGCTAACGGGAACAATGGACTACGGAATGCTCCAACCAGGCCTCGATCCCAACAACCCATCATATGACCAAGCCATAAAAAAACTTGACAGCCTGACCTGGAGCTTTAGAATCTCTAAGAGCCAAGAACGAAACTCACCAGCCGTATGGGCTATCCTCTACGTTAACCCCAACGACAAAACCTGGTACACCGCTCAAGCCGATAACCTACTTACCGCTCTCAAAGACACCATAGCCAACCTGGAGAAAACCCCTTGAGTAAAACCCGCCTCCGACAACAGATCGACGAGTTCTGCGAAGAGAATTGGCCCGACAGTGAGATCCTACTCTTCGGCGGTACCGACGGGGACCCCCACGACGAAGCCTTCATAGGCATCGGATTCCAACAGCACAAGGGACCAGTAGCCGTCTACGATAGAGAAAAGTGTATCGAGGCCCTGGCAGATGGCTTTGCCTCAAACCCCACAGAAGATAGCGACCCCTACGAAGATGCCGTCGAATGGTTCAGCTTTAATACCGAAGGAGCATGGGTAGGAGACGAGACCCCTATAATACTCACAAGCTTCCCCCTATCCTAAACCCACGACCCCGTCCCTTTTATAAAAAAACTCTGGTACGGGTGGGCCTCAAAACAACCACTCTACCTCTAAGCCTTACCCCCTCTAGTCTAACCCCACGACCTTACCTGCCTCCTCTACCACCTTCTTACTACTACTCTTCCTCTCTTCCCTTCTTAACAGTCTTATCTTAGCCATCGTCTCTCTTGCTGCCGTATCTGTATCCATTGCTATATCACCGTACTTCTCTCGCCAATGCGCCTTCAATGCAAAGATACGAAGCAACGGGTGGGCCTTGGGGTCTAGCAGTGCCTGGAACATCGGCGCCTCTAGTACTTCTTCACGAAAGATGGCTTTGGACTCTTCAAGCCTGCGCCTGAAGGCTAGAGTGTTGTTGTCTTGCCAAACATAGACCACCGCACGTGAACACCCGGCCGCCTTTGCCGAGGCTGTTATACGACCTCTGGATTCATACGCTTCCAAGAACGCTATCTGTAGATTCCAGGAGTGTTTTGTCAGCCCGTCCATATCGTCTACGGAAGACAGACCGTATGCCGTAGGGTCAGGATTCATTGTGTCCTCGCTTTCTGGTAGTGGGAAGAGCCAAAGAAATAAAGAAATGTAAGAAATGTAAGAAATCGGAACCGGGATGAAGACCCGAGACTTGCTGTTCGGGGCGCACAGCACGACCTAAAGGATAAGCGCGGCCGCTTTCACTTCATGCCGGTCGTGAGAGCATGATTTGAGCTGTCTGCCATTAGCAGCAGGCTTAGGGCTTCTCGCAAGCTTTCCTTGCGGTGTTCCGCGCCCAATCGGCTCAGTTAAGAGCCCATCCACCCAAGGATAAGACACCCCGCCGGCCAGGTCAACAGAGAGGCACAGCTTGGGACCCAACACCCAAGCTGCCACCCCGCATCCCAAAAGCCCTTCCGACCATTGGGACATCGCCCAGAGGGCTCCTCCAGACGCTCGCAGGCTCGCTAATCCGCACTCGCGGACTCGCTACTCGTTCCTCGCGGATTCTTCTTTTGTCATCTGTACACCGCTCGCAGACTCGCTACGCGCAATATTGTAGCACGCTCGAAAAATCGCTTAATGGACGGGGCCACCCTCCACGCTCGGGGACTCGCTGTCGCAAGCTCCTCTTTGTCTTGATTTTGTCTTCGGTGCTGTCTACAGGGGTGTAGGTTGTGTGTGTTCACAGAAACCAAGAGCAGCCGTAAGGCAAAGGAGCAAAGACATTGAGTTTACAACCATTTACGGATTTCGACGCAGACGATTTGGAGTTGGAAGTCGAGGTTGCAGCGGAAGTAGTCGTCAACAGCTTCGACTCCTTGGAGACTCTACTGGATGAGATCAAGACCGCGTTGACCTCTCTGGATGAAAGGCTCTCCGCCATCGAAGACCGGAAAAACGCTGGCGACTCACTCGAAGACTCGTTTATAGAGTCTTTGGTGGACAGGCTCTCTGTCAACAGCACCATCGAGTACTACTAGACCATGAGTAAGATACTAGACGTAGTACTGGAGCTGGTCGAGGAAGACAACGATAGTGGCATATGCACCGCGTGTTATCAAGTGGCCTATGGCGTCGAACCCGACGCCGAAGGTTATCAGTGCGGGTCATGCGGTGAGCTCACAGTTTGTGGTGCTGAACAGTTCCTATTGTCGACACTCCCGTTTTAATCACAAGAGCGCTTGGTCGTCTAATACCTACTAGGGCGACCGGGCGCTCTTTCCAATTACCACAGTTCAGAGAGAAGGAGAAAAGACATGGTTTTAGAGTTCGTAGTCCCAGATGACGATGGAACTTGGACCTATTGTGTGATTTGCAACTCGAAGATCGGCGCAGACTCAGACGGTATCTGGGATGGTGGTCACAACGCCTATCCAATAGCCGACGGGCGGTGCTGCGACCAATGCAACAGAACCATAGTAGTCGTTGAACGAATGAGGCTCTCTCGACTTCGCATCGAAGGTACAGGAGGATCGAATGAATAAAGTCAACGCCCGCAGCGTCGCAGTATTCGTAAACGTCTACGCACTCTCAAGTCACTACGGTGGCCCAGAAGAGGGCGGCTGGTACTACACGGCAGGGACTCCGGTTGTCAGCAAGGCGACCACGTGCTTGGACGCGCACAACGAGAACACTGAGACTGAGTACGTGCTGTACATCGAGCCTACCCATAAAGACGTATGCCCTGCTGGACAATGGCAGTCCATCCTACGCGACAAGTACAGCGGCAAGGCCCAGTACTCCGAAAGCTACACGCACGATGCCCACGGTGTGAGCTACCTCGACAGTGCGGACGATCCACCAACGGAGTTCGCAGGGGAGTTGGTCAAATCGGGAAGCTACGCAATCAAGATAGAGCGTTTTCCTGGAGAAGACTACCCTAGCCAGAGACCGCACTATGAGTAACCAAGGAGGTAGAAAGATGACACGCTTTGAAGACGACCGACGGCAAGGTTTTTATGCGGTGGCTAGATGGACAGCCGAGGACATCCACGCCCATAGAGAAGACGCTGGCCTTGAGGAGTGGACTGACACCCAGGCCAACGAGTGGCTAGACCATAACGAGACGCAGATACAGGACGCGATGATTCCGGCTGGATGGGATGCCATCGCAACACTCATGGAGGAGGGAGAGGAGACGGAACTTTGAATTCAGCGATTTGTTTCCACGACCGAAATATCACCTGTGACATGGTGAGCCCAGAGCACGCCGACGCTCTGGGTTTCGTTTTCATGGAGTCAACTATTCAGAGAGAAGGAGGCCCATC